CTCAATCGTGCCCCCTCCGACGTTTTTCCAAGCCTTATGCCATAAGGGTTTCAGGGTGCCGCCCCGTCAACCACGCGTCGCCCCTGGCACGCCAATGCATGATCATCCATTCGGACTGCATGAAACGAGGCGACCGCGTGGCGAAGTTGCGTGCAGTGACGGAGAACGACGTGGCGCCCCCGAAGGCTGCGATGTCGGTAACGACGGCAGCGTCGGATGGTGACCGGCTCGATCTGCTGGTGGCGATGCGCTCCCGCATTGCCATCGCCGTCGAGGACCCGAACACCGCTGCTCGGGACCTGGCCGCACTGACGCGTCGGCTCATCGAGATCGCCAAGGACATCGACGCGCTGAGGCTTGCGGCGTTGCAGGAGGCTGCCAGTGACGTCCCCGAAGAAGACGACACGTTCGACGCGTCGGCTATCTGAGGTTGCCCGTCACGTCGTAATCCCCGACGGGATCGTGACCACCGGGTGGCCGGCGATCGAGGCGAAGGCCAAGGAATTCGGCGACGAGTTCGACGAGTGGCAGTGTGGCCTCGGTCGCGTGGCGCTCGGCCGGCGCGCCGATGGGATCTACGCCGCAACCATCGGCGGCGTGGTGCTGTCGATCCCTCGGCAGGTCGCCAAGACGTTCATCGTCGGGCGAATCATCGTCATCCTGTGCATCCTGTTCCCCGGCACAACTGTGCTGTGGACGGCGCATCGAACCAGGACGTCGACGCAGACGTTCCGGGTGATGCAGGGCTACGTCAAGCGCAAGAAGGTCGCACCCCATCTCGCCGAGGGGCGCACTGACGGCGTACGGTCCGGCAACGGCGAACAAGAGATCGCGTTCCGTAACGGCTCGATCATCATGTTCGGTGCCAGGGAGGCCGGCTTCGGTCGTGGTTTCTCCGAGGTCGACTTCGAGGTGTTCGACGAGGCGCAGATTCTCACGGAGAAGGCGCTCGAGGACATGGTGGCGGCGACCAACCAGTCGACGCACCCGCACGGCGCGCTGCTGTTCTTCATGGGTACGCCACCGCGGCCCACCGACCCCGGCGAGTTCTTCGCCACCCGCCGCGCTGAGGCGCTATCGGGCGAGTCTGAGGATTCGGTCTACATCGAATGCTCGGCCGACGCCGACGCAGACCCCGACGACCGCGAGCAGTGGGCGATCGCCAACCCGTCTTTCCCTGAGCGCACCCCGTTGCGGTCGATGTTGCGGCTCCGCAAGATTCTGCCGTCCGACGAGTCGTGGCTCCGTGAGGGGCTCGGCATCTGGGATGACGCATCGTCGCGCGGCCCATTGCCGAACTGGTCCGACCTCGTGTATCTCGAGAACGAGACGCCCGGTATCACGTCGCACCTGTCATGGGCGCTCGTGGTGTCGCCGATCGAGCACGGCCCGCAGTGGGCGGCGATCAGCAAGGCTGGTCGAACCTCTGACGGCTTCGTCCATGTCGAGTGGGTGGAGCACCGCAAAGGCACCCGATGGATTGTCCCGGCGGTGGTCAAGCACTACAACGACAACGGCAAGGTGCCGATTCGGTTGCGTCCGAACGGTCCCGAGGGGGCGTTCATCGCCGACCTGCGTGAAGCCGGCGTTGAGGTCATCGAGATGTCGGGCACCGACGAGGCGCGTGCTACCGGCGCGCTGGTCGCTGCGGCATCGTCCGATGAGTCCCCGCCAACCTTGCGGCACATTGGGCAACCGTCGCTCGACAAGTCCGTGGAGTACGCCGTACTGAAATCCGGCGCTGACGGTGCAGCCCGGTTCGACCCACGCAAGACGACGGTCGAAATCTGCACGCTTGTGGCGGCGACGTTGGCCCTCGGTGGCGTGCCGGATGTTGGCGACTCACCCGCGTTCGCCGGCGCCGCTTATGACCTTGCTGACTTTCTGGAGGACGAATGATGTTTGCGCTCGTGCTCCAAGTGTTGGGACTCGTCGGCCTTCCGGTTGGCGGCTTCATCGTCGGCGGTGCCGGCGGGGGAGTGGTCGGTCTGTCCGTGTCGGCCGTCTACGTGGGCCTGGCCCTCGAGGCTGACCGCTGATGCTGGGCCGCTCATCGAAGCCCGACGCATCGACCGACGAGGTCCGTGCAATCAACTCGTGGAACTGGACGACGGCCGCGCCGACGTGGTCGGGCATGAGCGTGACGCAGGACTCTGCGTTGCAGTTGGCCGCCGTTTACGGGTGCATCACATTCATCACCGACGAGATCTCGACGCTGCCATTACACGACGACGAGCGCCTTCCGAAGTGGGTGGAGAACCCGTCCGAGGGGTTGAACCGGCTCGCATGGACGGGCCAGGTCGTGTGGTCGCTGGTCGCCAACGGCAACGCCTATCTCGGTGTCCGCACCAACGGCGCCGGCCAGGTCGTCGCCCTCGATCCGTTGCCGCCCGACAGCGTCACGGCGCGCATGGTGAACGGCCGCAAACGGTTCTATGTCGGCGTCACAGAGCTGCCATACGAGGTGCTGCATATCCCCGGCCGCATGTTGCCGGGCGCCATCGAGGGCATTAGCCCGCTCGAATACGCCCGCCAGACCATCGGCCTCGGCCTCGCCGGGCTCAAGTACGGGGCGCAATTTTTCGACGGGGAGGGCAACATGCCCGGCGTCATCGAGATCCCGAAGGTGGCGCAACCCGACACCCTCAAGTCGATCGCCTCACAGTGGCAGCGTCGGCGCGCCAACGGCGGCCGTGGCTTGCCCGGCGTCCTCGACGATGGCGCTTCATGGAAGCCCACCGGCGTCACCAATGAGCAGGCGCAGTTCCTCCAGTCGAGGCGTCTAAGCGCGTCGGAAATCGCCGGGCAGATCTTTCTCATTGACCCATCCGACCTTGGGATTGCTACCGATGGTGGCAGTAATCTGACCTACGCCAACCTGGCTCAGCGCAACACGCGCCGGGTGCAGGTGACGTTACTGCCGTGGATTCGGCGTATCGAGTCGGCGCTCGCCCCGTACACGAGCGGCGCCTACCGCTTCAACGTCGACGCCCGCCTGCGTGGTGACACGCGTGAGAGCTACGAAACCCTGGCGATCGCGTTGGCCGCCGGCTTTATGACCATCGACGAGGTGCGCGAAATCCTCGGCATGGACCCACGCCCGGACGAAACGGAAGCACCGACGGCGCGTGACCTCGCCGAGATGGTGCAGAAGATCTACCTCGGTGTCGGCATCGTCCTGTCCGCCGACGAGGCCCGCGAAATCCTGAACAGCGGCGGGGCCAATCTGCCCCTCGGCTTCGCTCCAGTTGGAGGAACATTATGACCGACATCACTGACCGAGGGTTGGCCGTTGCGCGCGAGGTTCGTGCGTTCACCGTCGACGACCTGGAAATGCGTGAGTCGTCCGACGACGGCACGATCAAGTTCGAGGGCGTGGCGTCGGTGACGTCGACCCCGTACTCGGTGCGTGACCAGTTCGGCGAGTACGAAGAGACGATCGCTCCCGGCGCCTTCCATCGCACGATCCGTCAGAAGAAGGACGACGTGCGCCTGATGAAGAACCACAACCCCGATTTCGTGTTCGCTCGCACCAAGTCCGGCACGTTGGAGCTCCGCGACGACCCGCACCTTCGTGCATTCGCCAAGTCGCTCGACCTGTCCAACCCGCAGGTGCAGACGTTGCGCTCCGAGCTGTCGCGCGGTGACGTCGACCAAATGTCGATCGGCTTCCGCGTCAAGGATCAGGAATGGTCGAGCGACTACTCCGAGCGCACCATCAAGGAGATTGAACTCTTCGAGGTGTCGGTCGTGACGTTCCCGGCCTCGCCGACCACGTCCGCCGGCCTGCGTTCGCTTGACGAGTTCATGTCGCTGCTCACCGACTTCGATGCCGACCCCGACGACTTGCGTCGTGCCATTGCGGCGCTGACTGAGATGTTGCCGGCAGAGCAGATCGACCCCGCCATTCTCGCCCGTGACCTCGCCGACCGCGACCGTCTCGAGCGCAAGATCGCCGACCGGCCATCGCTGGTCTGCGTGTAGCGAACCCGGAGCCGGAACCCGGAGCCCTGTCGGGCCACCACGTTCGGCCACCACGTCGCGCTCCACCCCCCACCTATCCGTAAAGGAGTCCATCATGGACATTCGTTCACGCGTCATTGCGCTGAACTCGGAGCGCCTCAACGTCGTTGAGCAGCTCCGCACCGAACTCGAAGCGACCGCCGGTCGTGAGCGTTCGGAAGAGGAAGCCACCAAGATCGCCCGACTCGATGCACGCATCGACGAGATCGACACCGAGGTGCGTGACTTCGTTGCCCGCGAAACCCGCGAGCAGGAAGCCGCCACGCTGCGCGAGCAGTCCGCACACCTCTTCGGCGAAGCCGCCGTTGAGCGCGCCGTGGTGTCTGCCGACGCTGCGTTCCGTGCATGGGCTCAGAACCCGCACGGTGGCACCATCAACGTGAATCTCGCCGCTGTGGCCCTCGAGCGCGACCTGCTTCGTCAGGGCGCATCCGCCGAAGAGATCCGGGCACTTGCCTGGGATACCGGCACCTCGGCGACATTGGTCCCGACCACGCTGGCCCGCACCCTGTACGAGTATCTCGAAGCGTCGATCGCCATGTTCCGGGCGCCGACGACCAAGATCAACTCGGCGAGCGGCGAGCCGATGAACTTCCCGGCGGTTCTCGCCCATGCGATCGGTACTCAGAGCATCGCTCAGGGCACGATCCTCGGCGGCACCGACCCGACGTTCACCTCGATCCGCCTCGACGCCTACGACTACGTCGACCTGGCGTACGTCCACAACAACGTCCTTTCGGACAGCGGCGTGGACATCGGTGCGTTCCTCGGTGCGAACCTCGGCCGTGCGGTTGGTCGCAAGGCTGACGCCGACCTCGTCGTCGGCGTCGGTACCACCAACCCCAAGGGCATCATGGTCGCGGCTGCGGCCGGCTCGGTCGCCACCGGCGGCACCATCATCTACCCGACCGTCGACAACTTCATCGACCTCCAGTACGCCGTGAACGACGAGTATCGCAACTCGCCGTCGGCCGGCTGGCTGATGAATGACTCGACCGCCGGGAGTCTGAGAAAGTATCGTGACGGTGGTGGAGGTACGGTCGGCGCGTATTTGTGGGAACCCTCGATGACCCAGGGCCTGCAAACTGGTCAGCCGGACCGCTTCCTCGGTAAGCCGGTGTTCACCGACCCGAACGTCTCAGCCGCTGGCTCGGGCGCAACAGTCGCTGCATTCGGCGACATGTCGGCGTACTACGTCCGCACCGTTGGTGGCGTTGACATCGCTCGATCTGACGACGTGAAGTTCGATTACAACCAGGCGACCTTCAGGGCCGTCCTTCGAGCTGACGGGGACCTCATCGACGCAAACGCCGTCAAGGTGTTGCGGATGAAGGTCTGATAGTAACCCCGTAAAGGTAAACTGGTGGGGCCAGGGAGTTTCCGCTTCCTGGCCCCGAGCCAGACAGTCGCAAGGAGACTGAATGACCATTGTCAAGCCTACCTGTGCGGTGGATGACTGTGAGGCCGTCAGCCGAAAGAGGGGCTGGTGTGGCACGCATTACAACCGATGGCTGAAGTACGGCGATCCGAACGCTACACCCAAGCGACCGGCGAGGTACGCTGACGACGCTGTATGCCTAGCGGACGGCTGCCAGTCCCGGCCAAAGAAGCGCTACCTATGTGATGCCCACTACGCCAGGTTCCTGAAGCACGGCGACACAAGCGTGAATCTGACGGGGCGGACTGTCTACCGCTACGGCCCCGACCATGAATGCACGGTCGACGGCTGCCGCCGCCGTGATGGCGTCCGTAAGGGCATGTGCGAAATGCACTACTTCCGATTGCTTCGCACTGGGTCGACAACCCCAACCCGTCGCATGCCGGGCACCGGCGGCTACAACCGCGGCTACCTAATAATGGAGCGGGTCGTTGACGGCAAGAGGTCGTCGATAAGTCAGCACCGTCTCGTCATGGAAGAACATCTCGGTCGACCGCTTCGTGACGGCGAGAACGTCCACCACATCAACGGCGTGCGTGATGACAACCGGATCGAGAATCTAGAACTCTGGTCAACGTCGCAGCCGCCCGGTCAACGGGTCGCCGACAAGTTGGCCTGGGCGCGGGAAATCCTCGCGACCTACGCGGTCGAGGAACAGCTCAACCTGTTCTAACGACCCTGATTCTCCCGACAGAGACAAGCGACGCGCCGCCCTCGCCGGTGGCGCGTCGCTCTGTCGGGGGCGAGTTTCCATCCACTCTGTCGGGAGGTTCCGCAATGCCCACCCATCGCATCCCTCGTGGACGTCTCCACGAGGATCTCCAAAGCCTCGAGCGCGAACACGAACACGTCGTGTCTATCGTCAACGACGGCGACTTCTTCAAGGTGACGACCCGCTACTGCGGTGAAGCACCGGAGCGCGCCGTCGTCGAGGTGGACGAGACGCGATGAGGTTCATCATCTACAGCAACGCCCCGACGATCAATTCGGGGTACGGCGTGCAGTGCGCGCACCTTGTGACACGCCTGACCCGTGAGGGCCACGACGTCGCCGTTGCGTGCAACTACGGACAACAGGGCAAGGTCGGTACCTACGACACCCCATACGGCCCCGTGAAGCTGTATCCGGCGTCCGAGAACGTCGGCAACTCCATCGAGGCGATCGTCCCGCACGCCCTCGACTTCTTCGACGGCGACCCGCTCGGCGGCTGGGTCATCTCGCTCATCGACCAGTTCATCCTCCAACCGATCGCCGCCGACCTGGCGTCGATGAACGTCATGCTGTGGACGCCGGTCGATCACTGGCCGTGCCCGCCCGACGTCGCCCGTGTGATCAAGACCAGCGACGCCCTCGCCCTCGGTATGTCGAAGTACGCGACGTTCGAGCTGGGTCGCCTTGGCATCGACGCCGTCACCGTCCCGCTGTCGGTCGACACCGCCGTGTATCGCCCCGTCGATCGTGAGCCGGTGCGTCGTGCCTACGGGTTCGGCCCGGACACGTTCGTGGCGCTGATGGTGGCGATGAACAAGTCGCCGGAGGATCGCAAGGGCTTCAACGAAGCTTTCCGTGGGTTCGCCCTGTTCCACGAACAGAACCCCGACAGCGCCCTCATCGTCCACTCGGATCGAACCGGGGCGATGGGGTCCGGTATCAACCTGGCGAAGCTCGCCAAGCACGCCGGCATTCCCGATCACGCCATCATCTTCACCGACCCGTACCGGCGTCTGCTCGGCGTGTCGGCCGAGAACATGGCGTACCTGTTCTCGTCGGCAGACGTGCTGCTGTGCCCTTCGCGGGGTGAGGGGTTCGGCGTCCCGAT